AGTCCCTAAATATCCAAGATGGTTTCTCACAGCCCACCACATACGATTTGCTGTATCGTGATTTAGGTGGGTTATAGGACACTTATCAAGTGGTAAGTCTTTGCAGTTATTATAAAAGATTAATTAAAGTGTCAAATTTATTTCGTTAACGTCAAGAGCATTGCTTTTTTGGTAGTTATGACATAACACTTTTAGGTATCAATTAGCACGTTATGCAAATTTGTTTCATAAAGAGTTTAAATATTTTTAAATGCTTTTAGCTATTTTTAAAATTTATTTTTAAATTTTTTACGATAGTTTTAATTTGCAAACTTTCATTATCAATTAAATTTAGTAGAAAAATTTAAATCAGCACAAGGCTTTCATATCTTATCCGCGACACATCTAACAAGTTCATCTTCATTATCGCCCGGATATTCACTCCAAAAATCAATCTTCAAAATTTTTCCTAACTGCTTTGAATTTTGCAAATCATCCAGCCAACAACCATCTATATAATCAACCTTTTTAACTTCTGAGGGTAGAATTTCTTGCGTTTTTAGCTCGTAAGTTTTTCTAATAAATGTTCCATCATAATCATCCTCTTCTTGCACATCATATAAAGATTTATATTTTTCTATACACTCTTCGTATCTCTTATACTCTTTATTGCCAGGGTATAGCAAATTTGCACTTTTTTATCTAGCCTATGATTTATAAAGTCCATTTGCACTATATACTCTAGCATAGGACCGTTATTATCACTACTAAAATATCTTACAAGCTTGAAATCTTTTCCGTATAGCGCAAAAACATATTCCCAGTATCCGTACTTGCCATAACTATAGAAAAATTTTAGTTCGCTATTTTTTATCTCTACTGCAAGCTCTGGTGGAAAATAAGCTCCGCCATCTTCATTTGGGCTCTCAAAGATATCTCGCTTAGTTACTACGGCCTCATATTTATCACCATTTGAGAGCAAGATCACGATACCACGACGATTTTTATTTACTATTTGACACCATTTGTCGTCTTTAGTACTCTCGTCGCAACCTTAACTAAAAGGTAAAAATTTATCCTTAAATGTTTCTTGAGTTACCACAGCTACATCCTCTATGCCATCTTTATTTAGATCACCCTTGATGGCATCATATAGTGCAGTTTGGTTTGGCAATGATGCTTGCACTACCGCCAGCATCTTATCATCTAGCTTGGATAAATTCTCTATCTCATACTCATTGCCAGAAAAAGGTATGCTCATCTGTTTTAGAGTTTTTAGCATAGATGTTGAGTTTTTCTCTATATTACTCGTATTAATATCTTGAGCAAAGATAAAATTTAGCATTAAAAAAGGAATACAAACGAGAACTCCAAAATTAAACATTTTTATTCCTTTATCTTTACATTGCTTATAAATTTAAACTAAAATTTCCCTTTGGCCCTTTGCATTGACAGGGCTTAAAACGCCCATTTTTTCCATCTGTTCGATTATATTTGCGGCTTTGTTGTAGCCTATTTTTAAGCGTCTTTGTAGGTAGCTGATCGATGTTTTTTGCTCACTTAAGATGATCTCTTTTGCCTCTTCATAAAGCTCATCAAGCTCATCTTCACCTAGCGCACCAGCAGCTGAGCTAGCACTAGAGCCCTCTTCTGCTAGAAATTTCTCATCATAAATCACATCTTGTTGCTCTTTTAAGAAATTTACGATTGTTTCAATCTCTTTTTCGCTCGCAAATGGCGCATGCAGCCTGATTACACCAGGGCTTCCAGGAGGTGTAAATAGCATGTCCCCGCGTCCTAGCAAGCTTTCAGCTCCCATTTGATCAAGGATGACCTTACTATCGATCCTTTGCCCTACTCTGTAGCTTATCCTACTTGGTAAATTTGCCTTAATAAGGCCAGTCACGACGTCGACACTTGGGCGCTGGGTCGCTACTATCAAGTGTATGCCGCTAGCCCTTGCCATCTGCGCTAGACGGCCTATATAAAGCTCCACGTCCTTGCCGCTAGTCATCATAAGATCGGCTAGCTCATCGATGATCACGACGATGTATGGAAACTGCTCGCCGCCCTCGCTCTTCATCTTTTCGTTGTAGCTCTCTATATTTTTTGTGCGAGTTTGGCTCATTATCTTATATCTTCGCTCCATCTCAGCGACCATGTTTGAAAGCGCTGTGATCGCCTTTTTAGCCTCTGTGATAACCGGTGTCAAAAGGTGTGGGATGTCGTTATATATGCTAAATTCAAGCATCTTTGGATCGATCATCATTAGGCGCAAAGTTTGTGGGCTATTTCTATAAAGCAAGCTTAAAAGCATCGCATTTATGCCCACACTCTTGCCCGATCCAGTTGTACCTGCGATTAGTAAATGTGGGAGCTTTTTAAGATCAGTCACAAAAGGAGCGCCCACTATATCCTTGCCAAGAGCCATGGTTAGCGGACTGCTCGCGTTTTTAAAGACTTCGCTCTCTAAAATTTCTTTTAGATAGATCGTCTCTAAATTTTGATTTGGCACCTCGATACCAACGACGTCTTTGCCAGGGATTGGCGCTTGGATACGGATAGTTTGAGCCTTTAGCGCCATCGCTAGGTCATCTTGCAAAGTGAGGATTTTACTCACCTTGATGTGTGGGGCTGGGCGAAACTCAAATGTCGTGACAATAGGGCCAGTATAAGTTCGCACCACGTCGCCATCTATCTTAAATTTACGCAGTTTGTCGAGTAAATTTGAAATTTGCTGATCGATCTCGGCTTCATTTATATTGTGCGAGCGCTTTGGAGGGTCGTTTAGAAATTTAAGCGGTGGCAAGACAAAGTCTTTTGGCTTTTCGACCTTGCCGCGTTCTATCTGATCAAGAAGTTTTTTGTTTTCAGCCACTTCGTTTAAAATTTCAACCCCGCCTATGGTTGCGGGTCTGCTCTCTTGTGCCGGCTCCATCTCTGGCTCTGGTTGAAATTCTGGCTCACTATCTAAATTTGGCTCATCATCATTTAGCACCTGAGCGTCTATAAGCTCTTCCTCTTTTATATCGTCAGCTTTTGACTTTTTGCGCTCTATCTTTGGTATCTGCCTTGCCCTTACCTCTTTTATGCTTCTACTTTTTTCTTCATAACCATTTGGCTCTTTATCTACAAAAGCCTTTCTTAAAACGATAATAAAATTTTCTCTAAAAGCAAGTCCAAGAGAGATGATAAATATCATAAGTATAGCAACCACAGTGCCGATAGCGCCGATGACTTCTTTTAGCGCTGAGACTATAAAGCCGCCTATCACGCCGCTATTTGCCCCAGAAGTACTTAGCGCTTGAAACATCAAAAATGC